TCGAACAGGTTTTCGCTCAGCCGACCGGTGACGTCATATTGCCCCATCCGCGCCCAGCGCAGATAGGCCGCCTGGACGCGCAGACTGTCCTGTTCATCGCGGCTGCCGTCAGTGCGGCGCGCATCGACCTTAAGGGTGAAGCCCGCCGGTCCCACCACGTTGTTGCGGACCAGCGAACCGAACTTCCGCCCGTATTCGTTGTTGCGGAAGAAATCGCGGCTGCGTGCCCGCATCTTCCGAAGATCGCGATACAGCGACTGGTTGACGTTCTGGTCGTTGGTTGTCCAGCTGCTGGTGAGCCGGTCCTGCTTGCCAACCTCAAAGCTGCGCGAATGGCCATGCCGCGCCATCATGTGACGGGGCAGCCGCATGAACGGCGGCAGTTCCGGCACCAGCTCGACACCATCGTCATCATCACGCGACGTGCGCCCGAATTCGAAACCGAGGATCTTCATGTCAGAGCCTCACCAGCACGCGCTTGGGCCCGCGCCCGCGATTGGTCTCGCGCGCCACGATCCGGGCATAGTGCTTGCGCAGCGCCAGCAGCTCGGCGTGCGGAACCTTTTCCAGCGACCTGCCATCGGAAAACGTGAATTTCAGATCCTCGGAACTGGCCCGGCTTTCGAGCACTGCATCAATCGCGTCCAGCGCGCGGCGCGCACCGCTGCGCTGATCGGTCGCGGGCTTGGCCGGATCCGGCTTCACCATGATCTCGCCATGATCGATCGTCTGCCGGTCACCGCTCTTGGTGGCAGCGATCAGATAGCGGTAAGCGCCCGCCGCCAGGGCAGCGGATGCAGCCGACGTCAGCGCCAGCAGCCAGTCGCCGCCATCATCGGTGGCGGCCGCCGTGGTCGGCGCGCCGCCTGCCAACGCCTGGAGCACCAGAGATACAGCCCAACCATCGGAGGCCGGATAGTCCCCGCCCGGGATCGCCAGGCGCAGGCTGTCACCCGCGATCATCGTCGCGGGCATCCGGCTAAGGTTCATGGCTGTTCCTAATTGAGGCGATCCATCCAGCCTCGGCCACGCCGCCCCGGCACCTTGCGGCGGCGGGCAGGCGCAGCAGGTTTCGTGGCTGCAGGCGATTCGCTCGGTTCGTTTGTCTCAGCCGGTGGCGACGCAGGCTCATCCGCCCCGGCCGCCTTGGCCCAGAGCACAGAAAACCCGCGCCACACCCAGCGCATATCCACGCGGCTCTGGGCATAGCCCGGCCGCAGCAAAGCCGCCTCGCCATAGACCAGGTGATCCCAGGTCTCGTTTCGCGTGCGACGCTTCTTCCACTTGCCGTCGACCAGCTCTTCAGCGGCGATTTCCTCGACATATTCCATGCCAAGGTCACCGGGCAGGTGAACATAGCCCGGCCCCGGCGCTGTCCGGCGCAGCCGCGCGTCGATGATATTCTTGATCTTGTGAACGTTCGGGATCCACAACCGCGCCGAACGCCGCCGGGCCCCGCCCTTGATCTTCTGATCGGCGAACTGACCCGGAGGCATCAGCGGGGCCGTTACCTTCGATCCGCCCTTGAGCAGCGTAATCCTTCGCTCGTGAACGCCCAGCGCCAGCGCGGCCGCGAAGAAGAACTTCGCGCCCTCGGTCGCCTGGTCACCGCTCTTGTCAGACCCGCCAGTATCCACCGCCACGCCCAGCACAGGCGCATGGCCAACTGTCCGCCCCGGATTGATCACTTCGCCGCGGTCAACATTGACCAGCGCCCCTTCGACCAGTGGGATCTTGCGATCAAACAGCGGCAGCAGCGCCTTCCAATGTTCCTTGTGCACAAAGGGCTGCACACCGGTGATGCCGTCATCCAGCACCGTGATGGCAAACCGGTCGATCAGCCATGTCTCGCGGCCGGCAGCAAATCCCAGCAGACCAACCTCGAAACGGTCGTTCTGGACGTCGACCACCCATTGCAACACCTTGGGGCCGCGCGGCACTGTGCCCATCCGCCAACCCGGCTCGCGCCGCTTGGCAAGCTCTTTGGCCTCGATCGGACGCTCGCCCGAAAGCTGCGAACGATAATTCTTTCCGCCCTTTACGTTGTAGAAGCTGCGCAGGAGGCTTTCATCCTGACGCTCTTCCCAGGCAATCTCGGCCTCGCGCTGATCGCGCGCCAGCTTTTCCCAGCTGGTGAAGCCCATCAACCCGTCTCGCCGGAAGGTCCGGCGATATTTGCTGGCACCTCGATTCTTGGCGACGAAGCCCCGGTTCGGCAGATCGGCAAGGCTGCGCAGAACTTCGAACCGTGCTTCCGGATCGAGAATGCAGCCGCTTGCCCCACACACCACATGCGCGCTGGCCGCCGCCTCATCCGGCGTGCCGCGCTTGAATATCAGGTCGCGGCGAATGTCGATTTCCCACCGCTCGCCACAGCTCGGGCAGCGAGGATGCAGACGTTCGTCGGTCCCAGCTTCGACAAAAGCTTCGATTCCGCCGCCCTCGATCGCCGGACTGGACGAAACCAGCGTGGTCTCGCGCCCTTCAAACGTGGTCTGGCGGCCGCGCAACAGGCCCAGCAGCCCGCCTTCACCCTCGATATCTTCGGGCATCGCGTCGAAGTCGTCTGCCCAGGTATTGCAATAGGGCCGTTGGCGCAGCTGCGATTTCACCGGCCAGGCCGCACCGACATACATGCCCTTGAACAGTTTCAGGTGCATGTTGTCGGCGCTGCTGTCCGGCAGCAGCGCGTTCCGCAGAACCGAAACCGAACGGACCAGCTCGTTGATGCGCAGTTTGACGAAGGCTTCCGCCGCCGCCTTGTCGGGCTGCACCATCAGGAACGGCACCGCCGATCGGTCGATAGTCCAGCCCATCCAGGCCTCGCCGACCATCGATTTGCCCGCTTGCGCCGGGCCCATGTCGCCAACCTCGGGGGTTTCAGGGTCGCCCAGGGCGTCCATGATCTCTGCCAGGTAAGGCAGGGCAAGCGGGTCGTAGCGCGGCATGAACCGCTCGGCCCACTCGGAGACGGTCAGCCGTTCCTTGGGGATGTAAAGGTAGGCAAGACGGGCGAAAAGCTGTGCGCCGGTTTCAAACGGCGGCAGCGTCTCCACCCGCTGCATCAGCATCGTCGTTCTCCGTAAGCCCTTTCAGCGCGGCCGCGAACTGGCGGCGGTCGTAGTCAATCAACTCCTCGGCAGCCGCGAGCTGCTCCCGCGTCAGGCTCACCCTCTTGGCGAGCCGTGTCATAAAGCTGGCGCGGCGCTGCGCGTCGGCCACCAGCACGTCCGAGATCGCAGCCTCAATGTCCGCCTTGCGGATCAGCTCGCCGCGCTTTTCCGCGACCTTGATCGCATAGAGCTCTTCCTCGAGCAGCTTGCGCCGCTCATCGGCCGACATGCCGACCTGCGATACATCTGTCGCCGCGCTGTCGCCGAGAAGGTCGAGGCCCAGCTGGCGAACACGCTCGGCGTGCTCGCGCTCCGACTGAACCCGCTTTGCATCGCGCTCTTTGAGCCACGCAATGCCGGCCGCGACATCGATCTCGTAGGCCTGCCCGTTGGTGCCGGGGTTGGCCGGAAAATCCGGGTTGTCCTTGATCAGCCGCCTCAGCGTCGGCTCCGACGGCACGCCGGGGATCGCCGCGAACTCGCCGAGCGAGGCAATCAGCGCTTCAGCCACGACCGAAACCGTAACAAAAAACAGAGCCCTGCAAAAACTTCAGAACTCTCACACAGGCTGCGCCTTCGGTTCCCGTATACGGAAAGAAGCCAGGAAGGACCCAATCCCCCTCGCTACCGGGCAGCCCCACTGGTGAGGCGGCGGCGAGGGAGCGGACGATCCGAACGCTCGCGCCCATCGTGCCGTCAGGCATAGCCCTTTCGGCCTCAACCAGCGACTGAGGAATTCGCCGCGCGCTCACATTCCCCCCCTTGACACGTTCCCCTTGCGGAATTCCGCGCTGTTCAGGCCCTCCGCGATAACACGAAGCGCCGTCCGGTAACGCTTCTGCAGGCCATCTTTGCCCCGCGACACACCCATCAGCGGCATGATCCGCGCCCAAGGCAGCTGCTTCCAACCTCTCGCGTGGTGATCAAGGCAGATGCCCAGCAGACGACGATCGGCAGCGTGCGGCACCATCATGAGCCATTCGGTAACCCCGTCGCGCCAATCAACCTCGGCGCGGGACAGCGGCAGCGGACGCAGCACAGCCTCGGTCAGATCGCCGCCGCGCGCGTCATAGTCCGACTGGGCATCGCGGCTCATCAGATGCCACGGCCCGTCCGAGGCGAACGGCCAATGCCCGCCACCCGGCGACCGCCGCCAGAGCACAGCCGCCTCGACCAACGCCTCGCGCACCAGATCGAATGTCCACCAGTCGACCGCCTC